CCGGCCATCCCGAAAGTTGATCCGTGCCCCATGCGATAGCATCATCGGGATTCTGAAAAAACGGGCATCCCGCCATCGTGCACCATCGGTTCAGGGCGTCAACCCATATTTCAGCGCGCCACCCCTCCAATGGTGTTTGTGCTGCGGTAATTCTTGGCTTCACGGGTTTTCCTTCCGGCGCGCAGGGCGCGCAGCAGTCTTAAATGATGCCCAGCAGCGCCAGCAGCAGCGCGACTAGGGCGATGATGATTAGACCGATGTCGTCCCAAGTCATTAGCGGAACCAGTAAGTTACGCCATGGAAGTCTGCCCCGGAATAGTCCACGCGGATATCGCGCGCGGTGCGCTCCCAGTCGATATGGATGTAGTGCGGCAGATTCGCTGGGATTTGCCCGCAGTCTGCCAAAAGGTCCTGCACGTAATCCACAAAGTAAGAATCGCGTATCAGCGTTACGGGGTACCAGTCGCCACGCCACTGCTCATCCCCGCCAGCCCCGGCCATTTCTTCCAAGAAAGCCCGAAGGGCGGTCAGTTCTTCGGTGAGTGCATCTGCCGTCGGTTGGTGGCCGGTGTGCTCGGTTTCTGTCATGTCTTCAATGTCAGACTCCAGTTCTTCAACGCGGGCGATGATGTCGCGCACGTCGAGTATGTCAGCGTACTGGTCGATTGTGGTTTGCATGGTCTGGTTCTCCTGATTGATTCGATGTCCAGGGCTGGCGCATCCCATAGGGGCCTGAAGCCCCTAGCGGATATGTCAGGCGTGGCGCTCAGCAATATCGCCCCAGCATGCAACCCGATAGTTGCCACGGAAACGCACTAGCGTAGGCGTATAGGTATCGCCAGTGTTTAGGTAGTCGCAATAACTACCGTCGCGCAACTTGAATGCTTCCACGCCGCAGGTTTCCCCTAGCGCGTCAAGACAAGTCAGGCGCAGGTCATACGTTTTCGGCGGGTGATAGCACTCCGCCACGCGGGCGGCCCCTGCGGGCAGGGCTTCGAGTTCTGAGCGCTTCATGCCAAGAATTTTCCGGGCTTCGCTAGCCTTGTCCCCGAAAACAGGCGTAAGGGTCTTGATTGAAGGGATACGGCGCATTGTGTGATCTCCTGTTGAGCGCTACACCGTGCAGCGCATGGCGAGACTGTAAAGGGCCGGGCAAGGGCCGTCACTAGGGGAAACCCTAAGATGGGGGTAGGACAAACCCTCATGTATAAACGTACAGTGCGAGCCCTGGTGCGGGTCCGGAGACCGCCGGCAGTGAGCGCAAGCGAACAGCAGTCTTGCATCTTCCCTCCCTGTTCCCCTATACTGTATAAACACCCAGTAGGGATAACACCTATGAAGCTAAGTAGAAAGACCCTAGAGAAAGCAGCTAAAGAATTGCCAATCTCCGCCATCCTAGGGAAGACCGTAACAGACGGGTTGACCACTAAGCAAAAGAACTTCGCCAAAGCTATCGCCATGGGATCAACTAAAGCTGACGCATATAGGCAAGCCTACAAACCCGATGCAAAACCCTCAAGCCTGAACAATGATCCATACCGCATCGCAAGCGATCCCCGGATAGTCCGTGAGATTGAGGCGTATACGCTGGCAATAGAGGCGGAGAAACACAGAACCCCTGCTGCGCTGCGCTCTTTAGTCATCCAAGGCCTAGTAGAAATTGCCCTGAATACAGATACCAAAGACGCCGTTAAGGTCCAAGCATTGAAGACCCTCGGCACAGTTACCGAGGTAGCTGCATTCACTGAGCGCAAAGAGGTCAGGTCCATTACATCATCCGATGATGCACGGGCCAAAGTTATGCAGGAGCTTCGCACACTGCTAACAGCGCAAGCACAAGATGCCACGGTTATCGAGGCAGACGCTGATAGCCTGCTGCAGGAACTCAGCGTTAATTTTAACGGCAGCACCGAGGCAGAAACCGCAGAGCCCAGCACCGAGAACCCACCGCACCCGGACCCCCCCATTGTGTGAGTAGGAGTCCCGCTGCCTTGAACATACTATTCCACACAAACGACTCCAGTCTTAGACCGATGCCGTAAAAATTAACGCCCCGCAACAGACCCCACCCCCTCGATCCAGCGACACCCCCCGGTAGCCTTTCTAAACAAAAGTGGTGGGGGGGGTAGCAAAAATTTTGGGAGCAACTTTGGGTGCCGTTAAAATTAACGGATGACATAAAGTACTTTAAGAACCGTGGCTAAGTCTATGATTTGTAAGGACTTTTTGGAAAACGTGGGTTGTGAGGTGGGTAAAAAGTTGGCGACCGTTAAAATTAACGGAAGTGAAGTAATGCTTTAAGAGTGTGCGCTAAGTTGTTGATTTGTAATGGAAAAGTGTGAAAAGCCGGTCAAGAAGTGGCGCACGAAGAAGGTATTGCAGAGTCCTCTGAGGAAGGTGTATGGGTCCAAGGAGGAGGTATTGGAGATGGGGATGACTGAGGCTCAGAAGGAAGTGTTTTTGGCGATTGATGTGTGGTGGTGCCGGTTTGGGTACGGGCCTAGTTTGAGGAACATATGTGAGTTGAGGGGGAAGCCTGGGCTGGGGAGCACGAAGAAGATTGTGGACAGGTTGGTGAAGTTAGGTGCTTTGAAGAGGGTTGAGGGGATGGGGAGGTCTGTTCGGCCGACTTACATCTCATTCCGCAACATGGAGTAAGCCCAGTGAAGCTGGATGATCTAGTGGCGAGTCTGTCTCCTGCGGACCAGGAGAAGCTGTTACAGCAGGTACAAGATTACAAAGACGCTTTGGAAAGGGAGAAGTGTCAGAAGAGCTTCATGGCGTATGTAAAAAAGATGTGGCCGGGGTTCATTCATGGCCGGCATCATGCTGTGATGGCTAAGAAGTTTGAGGAGATTGCGGAAGGGAAGTTGAAGAGGCTTTGCATCTCGCTGCCACCGAGGCACACAAAATCGGAGTTCGGATCGTTTCTGTTTCCGTCGTGGTTCCTTGGCCGCTTTCCTGACAAAAAGGTAATGCAGGCGTCAAACACCGGCGAACTTGCAGTGGGGTTTGGCCGCAAAGTGCGTAACCTTGTAATGAGTGATCAGTACGCGCAAATTTTTCCTGATGTGTCTTTAAGACAAGATTCAAAAGCTGCTGGCCGGTGGAGCACAAACAAACAGGGGGAATACTTTGCGTGTCTACGCAGGTACTCTCTTGTGCATACATCAAAAGGATTGATGCCGGCATGTCATATAAAAGTCGGTGATGTCTTGCTCAACACGGGGAAACCAGTAACAGTATTGAGCATTTACAACTCAGTTCATGAAGAAACTTTCCGTGTAGAAAATTTAGATTGTTCAGCAGATCATCCAATCTGGACAATGAACCGAGGCTGGGTGCCAGCGGCAAAAATTCTGGCTTCAGATGTCTTGCGTGTGGAGAGTATTTGGGATAAACTAAAGGCTCTTTCAAGGAGAGCTTATGGTTATCTGGAACACGCCTGCGTACCATCGGTGGTACAACATCAAGTCTCGTTGCGAGAATCCAAAAAACGAAAAGTATCCGCGCTATGGAGGCCGTGGCATTACGCTGTGTCAGCGCTGGCAAGACTTCAACAACTTTGTGCAAGATATGGGGCCACAGCCGTCGCCTTTGCACACAGTAGGGCGAATAGACAACAATGGGCCGTACAGCCCGGAAAATTGTCGATGGGAGACGCCAGTTCAACAAGCAAACAACACATCTTCCAATGTTTTGATAGATGGCAAAACTTTGGCTCAACATGCGCGGGATTTGAAGATTACGCCAGAAGCGATCAGGTACCGCATCAAAAATGGGATGGACCCACTAAGCACAGTCAAAAAAAGAAAGAAGAACTATGGATGTACAGTGATCCAGAAAAACTTGGATGGATCAGTTGTTTTGGAGCACGCATCCTTAAAGTGTGCCGCTCAAAACATCAACCCGGACAACACAGAAATAGCTCTCAAAGGTATATGGAGGGCCTTGGAAGGTGTGCGCAAAAGTTATGCGGGTTTTTGCTGGGAGTACGGTTTGCCAATCAAGTAAAAGTAGTAGACACAAAACAAAAGCACTTTGTTAACTTTCTAACAAGTGGCGATCACACTTTTTTTGCTGATGGAGTGTTGACGCACAACTGTGGTGTCGGCGGAACTCTATCTGGACGCGGCGCTGATCTGATGATTATTGATGATCCTCACTCGGAGCAAGAGGCTGCAATTGCCGCGTTTCAACCTGAGATTTACGACAAGTCTTACGAGTGGTACTCATCCGGTCCCCGTCAGCGTCTCCAGCCTAACGGGGCCATAGTTATCATCGCCACTAGATGGTCCAAGAGAGACTTGATTGGCCGCGTGCTCAAGGCGGCAGGAGAGCTAGGAAAAGAAGACGAGTGGGAAGTCATTGAACTTCCGGCGATCATGCCTTCGGGTAAACCCTTATGGCCTGAGTTTTGGTCGCTTGAGGAACTGTCTGCTCTAAGAGAAGAACTTCCCCCGGCCAAGTGGAACGCTCAGTACCAGCAAAATCCCACCGCTGAAGAAGGCGCGATTGTTAAACGGGAGTGGTGGAAGATCTGGGAGCGGGAGAAGCCTCCTGCATGTGAGTTCATTATCCAGTCTTGGGACACTGCCTTTACCAAGGGTGAGAGAAACGACTACTCTGCGTGTACTACGTGGGGTGTGTTTAACATGGATGAGAACGAAAATGACGTCAACATCATCTTGTTGGACTGTTTTCAGCGGCGGATGGAGTTTCCTGAACTAAAAGAGAAGGCATTGTCTCTTTATAGAGAGTGGGAGCCTGATGCTTGTATAGTAGAAGCAAAGGCTGCAGGGGCTCCTTTGATCTTTGAACTTAGAAAAATGGGCATTCCGGTGTCTGAATACACCCCTAGCCGTGGAAACGACAAGTTTGTCCGTATCAATTCTGTGGCAGATCTGTTCCAATCAGGTAAAGTGTGGGCTCCAGATACCCGGTGGGCTAGAGAACTCATCGAAAACATGGCCGCTTTTCCGAATGCCCCGCACGACGATGATGTCGATAGCGCAGTTCAGGCCCTGATCCGCTTCCGGCAGGGTGGTTTCTTGCGTCTACAAACAGACGAACAAGACGAAGTTCGGTCTTTCAGGCGTAAAGTCGCTTTTTACTGAGGATTCAGCATGTCAGCAAATTTTGCATCCACGACAACACCCCTTGACATGGGGTTGATGACCGAAGAACCGGCGATTGAGATTGAAATTGAAGATCCTGAGAGCGTAAAAATTGGGATTGACGGCGTTGAGATTGAACTTGAGCCAGAAACTGAGACGACTGAAGAGTTTGATGCCAATCTTGCTGAGTACATGGACGAGGCGGATCTAGAAGAGTTGGCCTCTGAACTGATTGACTTGGTTGAATCGGACATTAACAGCCGAAAAGACTGGACAGACATGTTTGTCAAGGGCCTGGAAGTCCTTGGCATGAAGTATGAAGAGCGGACTGAGCCGTGGTCCGGGGCTTGCGGGGTTTATTCACCTCTTTTGACCGAAGCCGCGATCAGGTTTCAGTCGGAAATGATCACTGAAACCTTTCCGGCACAAGGCCCGGTGAAGACTCAGATCATTGGAGCGATAGATAAGCTCAAAGAAGAAGCAGCAGATCGTGTCAGGGATGACATGAACTACATGCTTACTGAAAAGATGATTGACTATCGCTCAGAACACGAGCGGATGCTGTATTCGCTGGGCCTTTCCGGGTCGGCGTTCAAGAAGATTTACCCAAACCCGAATACAGAACTGCCGGCTGCGCCTTTCATCCCGGCAGAAGACCTGATCATGCCCTATGGGGCGTCAAATGTGTACACCGCCGAGCGCGTAACCCATGTGATGCGCAAGACGGAGAACGAAATCAAGAAACTCCAGGTGGCCGGGTTCTACAAGGATATAGAACTTGGTGAGCCTACTCACGTTTTTTCTGATATTGAGAAGAAAAAGGCTGAAGAGCAGGGTTATTCCTTAACGGATGATGACCGCTATCAGGTGATGGAGATCCATGTTGATTTGGACTTGAAAGGGTACGAAGATGAGATTCCGATTCCCTACATTGTTACTATTGAACGTGGTACTCAGGAAGTTCTTGCGATCCGCAGGAATTGGGAAGAGACGGACAAGAAAAAACTCAAGCGACAGCACTTCGTTCAATACACCTACATACCGGGGTTTGGTGCTTATGGCTTGGGTTATATCCACATTATTGGTGGTTATGCTCGGGCTGGCACTTCCATCATTCGACAACTGGTAGATGCGGGTACGCTGTCTAACCTGCCGGGTGGTTTGAAGTCTCGTGGTTTAAGGATTAAGGGAGACGACACGCCGATTGCGCCGGGTGAGTTCAGGGATGTAGATGTTCCGTCCGGTGCGGTTAGGGATAGCATCATGCCCTTGCCGTACAAGGAGCCGAGTCAGGTTCTGGCGGCGCTGCTTGAGAAAATTACTGAGGACGGGCGGCGGCTGGCGGCGATTGCTGATTTGAAGATCAGTGATATGAGCGCCCAGGCCCCGGTGGGGACTACGCTGGCAATTTTGGAGCGGCAACTCAAGACCATGAGTGCTGTTCAGGCGCGGGTGCATTCTTCGCTTCGGATGGAGTTCAAACTTCTGAAGGGAATCATCCGAGATTTTCTGCCGGATGAGTATTCATACACCCCTGAAGGTGGTGACCGGGCGGTCAAGCGGGCTGACTACGACACGGTAGAGGTAATTCCTGTCAGCGATCCAAATGCCGCCACGATGGCGCAGCGGATCATGCAATACCAAGCGGCTATTCAACTGGCCCAAGGTGCTCCGCAAATCTACGACTTGCCACAACTTCACCGGCAGATGCTGGAAGTTCTTGGTATCAAGAATGCGGAAAAATTGGTGGCTTTGCCCGGGGATGAAAAGCCGCAAGATCCTGTGACTGAAAACATGAATGTTTTGAGAGGCAAGCCGGTCAAGGCTTTTGCTTATCAAGACCATGAAGCCCATTTGATGACGCATCAGGCGTTCATGCAAGATCCAAAAATTGCCGCGACGGTTGGGCAGAACCCAATGGCTCAAGGCATGATGGCTGCACTCATGGCTCACATTGCAGAGCATGCAGCGTTTGCTTATCGAGCACAGGTAGAGATGGCACTGGGAGTTCCCTTGCCGGTGCTGGATCAAGAAAACAACGCTCCAATTGCGCCAGAAGATGAGAAGGCGTTGGCTCCGCTGATTGCCGCTGCGGCTCAGAGGACGATGGTGCAGAACCAAGCAATGGCTGCTCAGATGCAAGCCCAGCAGCAGGCTCAAGACCCAACGATACAAATGCAACAGGCCGAGCTTCAATTGAAGCAAGCCGAGATGCAGCGCAAGGCACAGAACGACCAGATGGACTTCCAAATTGCTCAGGGCAAGTTGCAACTTGAGCAACAACGTCTTGCATTGGAAGCCCAAAAGGGTCAGGGCGAAGATCCCCGGCTGAAGGCTATGAAGGCGCAGCAGGAGCTTCAACACAAAGAGCAGGTACATCAACAAAAACTTCGTCAGCAAGTGCAGTCCGATGCGATGAGGGCT